GAGCTAAAAGAATAGACGGAAGAATAGCTAAAAGAAAGGCAAAAAAATAATGAAATCAAAAGGATTTGGAGATAGCGTTGAAAAATTTACTAAAGCAACAGGTATAAAAACCATTGTAGATAATGTATCTCAAGGTTTAAATATACCTTGTGGGTGTGAACAAAGACGTGATGCTTTAAATAAAATGATTCCTTATAAAAAATAAGTATGGCTTTTAAAATGAATGGTGCTCCTTATGCAGATAACAATACCCCTATATACCATGTAGATATGGAAGATGGTGTATTAGGTAAAGCTAATAACAATGGCACTATAATCATTAATAAAGATATTAAAGACCCTAAACAAATAGATAGCGTTGTAAATCACGAAATGGTTCATATAAATCAAATGAAAAGAGGTGATCTTAATTATGATGATAAGTACGTTTATTGGAAAGGAAAAAAATACTCAAGAGCACAAATGAAAGAGGGTGCTAAAAATCTTCCTTGGGAAGCAGAAGCATATAAAAACGCATAACAAAAAAATTATATTATGAGTGAATCATGGATGAAAAAACACGCTAGAAACTTATTAACCACTATGCCTGTGGATGATAAAGGTAGTGCTTTAAACGCGAAAGGCGACTTAGATAAAGATGGTAAAAAAAAATCAACTATTGGAAGCCAATTAGATTCTGAACGTTTTACTAATAGATCAGATCCAAACGCGCCAAGAACAGATATTCCTGAAAATGAACTACAAAAAATCAAAATGAAAAAGGCTAAAATAGCTGCAGAAAGAAAAAGATTACGTGAAAGTAATGATCCTGCAGTTAGAAAGCTATATTCTAAAGTTAAGACTTTAAAAGATATAGGTAAATACGGCAAGTAAATGTGGAAAGTTTTATTAGGGCTATTAAAGGGAGGTAGCGGCAGAAAATCTGTAGCTGGTAATTTAGCTTGGGAAATAAGAGAAGCTATTAAGGGCAAAGAGCTTGATCCCGAAAAATTAATAGAACTACAAACTAAAATAAATATGGTTGAAGCTTCGCATAGAACTTTGTTCGTTGCTGGCTGGAGACCGTTTATAGGATGGATATGTGGAGTTGCGTTAGCTTATAATTTTGTTATACGTGATTTATTTATTTGG